ACACGGTGCAGAGCGTGATCGGTTCCAACTTTCAGCGCTCCTATCAGGAGCGGGCCAAGCAGGACTCCGAGTTCCAGGCGCTCCCTGGCGACATAAAACAGATGATTGGAGGGCTGGCTGAACGGCTGGCAATCAGCAATGGCGAATAAATACGGCAACAAGAAAGCCGTGCGAAACGGCATCACCTTCGACAGCCAAAAAGAGGCCGCACGGTATGACCAGCTCATGCTCCGGCTGTGCGCCGGAGAGATTCGGGATCTGAAACTCCAGCCGGAGTTCACGCTTCAGGAGGCGTTCACGACACCGCTGGGGGAGTGTGTTCGGGCCATCAAGTACCGGGCCGACTTTTCATATGAGCGGCCTACAGAGCCGGATTGCACGGGCGCCGTCCACTGGCTGCCTGTGGTGGAAGATGTGAAGGGCTTCCGAACCAAGGAATATGAGCTAAAGAAAAAGCTCATGGCCGGGCGCGGAATCCATGTGGTGGAGGTGTAGGGCATGGACAAGCACTGTGCTAACTGCATCTACAGGTGCTATATCACCGCCGGGCTGTACTGCTGCGACTACATAGGCTATACCGGGCATGCCCGCTCTTTGATCTGCCCGTCGGGCGCACGCTGCACAGAGAAAAAGACAGTTCAACGCACCCCGCCGAATCCAAACGGGAGGCCAAAGGCCGTATTTGACGAAGCGGTCTGTATGCAACTGTACCGGAAGGGCATGAGCGATATCAAGATTGGGAAGCACTTTGGCTTATCAAAAAATCCAATCGCCGCATGGAGGGTTCGGAATAACCTACCATCAAACAGTAAGTCTCCGCAAGCCAGAATGGCATTTCTCAATGGCCGATGATAAAGGAGGACCCGAACAATGGACGATAAGACGCGCGCCCTGCTGGGTGATCACGAGGCGGCTAAGCTATGAGGGTGTTGGTGGCCTGTGAGGAGTCGCAGGAAGTCTGCAAAGCGTTCCGGGCGTTGGGGCATGATGCGTACAGCTGCGACATTGAGCCGTGCAGCGGGGGGCATCCGGAGTGGCATCTGAGATGTGACGCGCTGGAGTTACTGAAAATACAGTGGGATATGATTCTGGCGTTTCCGCCCTGTACATACTTGTCAAACGCTGGTGCTAAGCACCTGTTTCGCGGCGGCATCCTCAATCAGGAGCGATACCAGAAAGGTTTGGAGGCAAAGGAGTTTTTTCTGAAATTTCTGGACGCGGACTGCCCGAAAATCTGTGTTGAAAATCCAGTATCAAGCAGAATTTATGAAATGCCGCCGCACAGCCAGGAGGTGCAGCCCTGGATGTTCGGGCATCCCGCCCAGAAGAAAACAAGACTGTGGTTAAAAGGTTTGCCGCTTTTGGAACCGACAGACATCGTAGACCCGGAGTGCGGATGCCATGAAGCTGGTACATGGTTTATGAAAGGCGGCAAAGGCCGGCAGAAAAACAGGGCCAAGACCTTTCCGGGCTTGGCAAAGGCGATGGCCCAACAATGGGGAGGTATATGTGTTGGATGATATTAAATTAGCCCTGCTTCGCCTCGCCTGGAACGCCCGCGCGCCGATTCTGAGCGCGGAGGAATTGCAGAGATTGGAGGTCAAGCCATGACGCGGGAAGAAGCGATTGACATTTTGGCGGAAAGCAAGCGACAGAATGAGGTTATGAGAGATAACCCAAGCACGTTTTTGGTGTCACACCAAATGGCTGATGGAGTTAAAAATGCAGAAAGACGAATTGCAGCTCTTAACCTCGCCCTTTCCGCCCTCCGCCCCGTCAGCCGTGAGCAGGTGGAGCGGGTGCGGGGAGAATGGATAAACACCAACAAAGAGGTGGAGCAAATGTGTAAATGCTCAAAGTGTGGGTATCCAATAAGCTATTTTTGGAGTAGAACACCATTTTGCCCTATCTGCGGCGCGCCCATGACGGACGAGGCCGTGGAGATGGTGATGGAGAGATGGGAGGAGCTGAACGATGGTAAGGGCGATTAAACCTTGCCCGTATTGTGGAGGAGAGGCCAAAGTCAGACGGGTTGGACGGTGGAGACTGCGATTCTCCGTTTTTTGCTCCCACTGCGATAAATCAACTATACCTGGTTCGGCCTGGAAGCTCACAAAACGTGGGGCGATAAGAGAGTGGGACAGTAGGTGGTTGCCCTACGGGAAGGAGAAAACGGATGGGATGGATACGTAGAGAAACAGAAAAGGGTACAACTCAATATATCTGCCCGAATTGCCACGATTATCATGAGTTCCGAGAGGACTTCGGGGAGCAAACGTTCAGCGAAAATTTTATTTTCTGCCGCCGCTGCGGAGCAAGAAACGGAACAGGCACTGTGCCCACCCTCACCCCGCCGAACGAGTGGGTGAATCGAGTGAGAGAGCTTGACGAGCTGTACACAAAGCTCCAGATCGTAACAGGTTTTACAGCGGAGCAACTACTGGAAATTTTTGCTGCTGGGTATACGCTGGAAAAACCAGACTACTCAAAGAAATTTGCGGAAATGGAAAATCTGGCGGAAGCTGCCCAGCCGAACGAGCCGCTGACGATGGAGGAGCTGCGGGAGTCACCGCACGGGAAAATCAAGAATAGCACTTTGCAAAGTATCTGCAACAGGGCAAATGAAATTGCCAGCCGCCCGCCGGAGGTATCGCCATGAGACACCAATACACCCGCGCAGAGCTGGAATCCATCACCCAGGAGACCGCAATCTACATTGAGGGAACAGGGATAGCCCAGCTCCAATGGGGCGGCCTGGAGATTGCAGAAGGGTGCAGGGATGGATATCTGTACTGCAAGCACATCAAGCCGTTTGCAATGGAGTTGTATAATAGGTACTGGACGGCCTGGGATGGGCCGCCGGAGGAGGAAATCTGATGGACATTGAGAAGCTGATTGAGCGGTTGATCACCGACAGCCTATATGCTGATAAGGCGACACTGGAAATCATGGACTTGTGCATGGAGGCAGCTGACGCCATCTCCACGCTCCAGGCCGAAAATGAGAAGCTGCTGGCCGAGCTAGACGACTTGCGCATACAGTGGGATATGTACGGCGGGGACGTGGGGATTACTGCCGTATACGAGGAGCTGGAGCAGGTGAAACAGGAGAGGGATGCGGCGGTCGGCGACATGGAGGCACTGATGTGGTACAGCGGAGAAGGTTGCCAGATTTGTGCCAATGCCGTTGAGGTACACAAAAGGCCGTATGTCCGATTGGATTGTAAACTGGGGTCGGGGATTGATTGCAAGCCGAAATGGCGCGGCCAGAAGGAGGGCTGACATGGAACGGCTGACATACTGGTGTGACAATGGGCATGGTGATGGAAAATGGTTTGTAGCTATCGATGCCGAAGGAGGAGAAGATTACGGTCCGCACGTTGACCGCCTCGCAGCCTATGAGGAGACTGGCTTGGAGCCGGAGGACTTCAAACAAACATTTAGTGAGGATACTATTTTGAAGTTGGCTGGGCAAGCCCTTGGCATAACGCCTGACCGCCTCCGCGAACTGGCCCAGACGGACAAAGACGGAAAAATAAAAGCGTACATCGTGGATAGCTTTTATTGCGATATCTGCCAGAAACGGCACGACAGGATAAAAGAGATCAAAGTTTATTTGACCCGCGACGCTGCCGAGGCCGCACTTTCAGAAAGAAGGTAGTTTATGCCAAGCAAAAAAGAAAATGGACGGTATAAGCATGGAGGAACGGGCACCAAATTATATGAAGTTTGGTGTTCAATGCGGGCAAGGTGCAATAGAAAAACTGATAAAAGATATGACCATTATGGAGGGCGTGGCATTTCCGTTTGTGAAGAGTGGAGTGATTTTGTAGCATTTAGAAATTGGGCGCTCAAAAACGGATATCAGGAAGGCTTAACAATCGATAGGATAGATAACGATGGCCCATATTCTCCAGAGAATTGTCGCTGGACAACAAAGAAAGTACAAAACAATAATCAATCTACCACAACCATCATTAAAGTTGGAGATGTTGAAAAGCCACTACATATTTGGGCGGATTTTATTGGCATACCGCCAGAGGCATTAAGACGACGGCTTTATGACGGATGGAACGTCGAAAGAGCGTTGTTTGAAAAGATAGATACAACCAAATGCCCTAAAAAATATAGAGCCGCACTACGGAGGGAGCAAGAAAAGGAGGAGGAGGCCGATCATGAGACTAGTTGATGCGGATAATGCACGAGAGTGCTTTAGTGGTGATAGGGTGACTGGAGCCGTCATGCGGCGTATATTTGATAGCCTGCCCACCATCGACGCCGTGCCTGTGGTCAGATGCCGGGAGTGCGACAACCACTCGGAGGTGGATGGTCAGCACTATTGCAAATTCTGGAGGATGTATTGTCCGGACGATTCAGAGTTTTTCTGCAAAGCAGGCCAGCGAAAGGAGGGCGACCATGAGTAGCCTGATATTTATGGACGCTGAGTGCCCTAACTGCGGCGGAAACTGCGGGAACGGAGGTCGTGGAGATACATTCTACTGCCCCTCCTGCGGCTGGAAGGGGAAAATCAAGGGTGCCGAAAATGACATGAAGTTTATCGAGGAATATATTCGGTTTTGCATCGAACGTGACAAGGAGGCCAACCTAGACGAAGCCATCGAAAAGTACCTGAAAATCAAGGAGGAGGACAACAAGTGAATAAACCAAGAATTGCGCAGGTGCTGGGTGTTGAGGTAGGCGAAGAATTTACATACGATTTCGGCGCAAATCAGGTAAATAGAGGCGCCTTCAAGATTGGAGCAGACGGGAAGCGATATTATAAGACGGGAGATCTCTGGAACCCTTGCTACAATGAGGATGATTTGGCTGTAATTATCAACCACCCCGACCGCATCATCCGAAAGCCCCGCTGGACGCAGCAGGAGGTGGAGAGGGCAAAGGCTATCAGACTGCTATACCCAGAGGCAGACAGCCTCAATGAATGTGACCCTTACATTAAGGTGTTTAACAACAAATTTGTTATTGCAACGTTAGATACGGCGCTGTTCCCCTCCCTCTGTCCCGGCGAATCCGTCAAACTGGACGAGATTTGTGGCAACATCCACGACGGGGAGGGCGGACAGCGTGAGGAGGGATAACCCTTGAACAAGTTCCGGGAGAGATTGAAGAAGTTGAGGGAGAAGGAAGGGACACAGCCCTGTGTTCTGGCGGAGTTATGTGGCATCAGCAAGAACTCAATTTTGAGATATGAGCGGGATGGAGTGATTCCTGAAATAGTATCTGTTGTAAAAATAGCAGACCATTTCAATGTATCTGTGGATTACTTGCTAGGAAGAACAGACGATCCAAAAGCAATGTAACTTTTCATTATTTCACAGAAAAAGTTGCTGTGATTCCCTCGTGAGGGAATCGGAGAGCATGGTATATGCGAAAATGGGAGTGTGGGAGCGTGTGCCCCTGCGCTCCCATTCCCCTTCCTCCTTCACACGGATGGGATGGCGTCGGTGCATCTGCCGCCACCCCCTCTGTGTGCAATATGCCGCCGGTCGAACACCACCCCACTATTCGGGGCATGAGGGGTCGCACCCCTCTGGCGGCGAATGACGGTGGAAAGACACTATACCGGGTAGCCTAGAGCGTCTGACGGCCCCGGTGAAGGGACATGACGCCCGCCTGCTCATGGTGGCGGAAGCGGTGGCGGTGCCATGACTCCCACCGAGCGCTATCCCGCTGAAAACTACCGGCATTAGTACTGGTGTGACAATCTAAGCGGGACGGCGCACATACGCCGCTCCTCGCCGCACGAGCTGGAGAGGGCAAAAAAGCCGCCCCCGGAGGGGCGGCAGGATTAGCTCAGAATTTCTTTCAGTTTGTCCAAATTCCCGGCATTGGGGCTGACCTTGCCGCTCTCCCAGCGGGATATCACGGCCTGGTTAACGTCCATCGCATCCGCAAGCTGGGCTTGAGTCAAGCCTTTGGCCTTTCTGGCGGCGGAAATATCAAACTCGACAGACGCAAGGGGGCGCTTGCCTTTACCGGCAAAATAGCCTAACTGCCAAGCCCCCTGCATTTCAAGGGGCTGGAACTTTTCAGACCCTCCCTCCACGGGCGGGTCAATGCTGGTGATCTCGCAAAGCGCCTCAGCAACCTGCCGGTCGAGATCCCTCTTTAGGAGGCCAAGCCTGTGAGCATCAGAAATGACTCTGGCGAGTGCTGTATACGGGCGCTGAGCGGCAAGGGTGAGATCCCCTCCGATCTCCTGCGGATATGCCGCCGCGTTGAGCCGACCGAACACCCAGCCGAACACGTATGCTTCTCTGTTTGTCATAACAATCCTCCTATCAAAGCCCCAAAAGCTCCGCAAGATTTTTCTGATTCTGCTCACACTTGGCCTTGTACTCGTCGCTCTGATGCCATTCGGCGGACTTGCGGCACATGACATCATCTAGGTCGGCAAACAACTGGGCAATGGAGGAACCATGGTTCTCCATCGGGGGGGAGAGGTAGCACAGGGTTTCGCGGACGGCATACAGTTGGTCAAGGGTCATACGCTCAAAACGCTCTTTCATCATGGTATGGTCCTCCTTTTCGTTCAGGCGGCCACGAAGCTGCCGGTCATGTTGTCCACATAGCCGATACGCTCGGTGCGCTTACGGTTCCAGGCGTTGGTGTAGACAGCAACCTCAACATAAGTGCGGTTATGGCCGCTCTTGGCCCAGTCATTGATGTGGATCTTGGTGTTCCAGGTGATATTTTCGGCGACGGCTTCAGCGGCCTTGATGGCCTTGGCGAGCGCCCAGGCGGCTTTGAGAGCGATGGACATGGACACGTTAGCGCTGCGGCGGATGCTCCAGGCGTTGATCATGATCTCGTGCTTGTTGTACATAACTCATTACCTCCTGGGATCGCTCCCTCTTGATGATTTAATTATATCATAAAATATGATATTGTCAATACATATTTTGAAAAATATTTGCCGCCCCGCAGTTGCAGGAGACGGGGGTGGCTATCAACTCACACGGGTGTATCGCTTAACAGGCTGTGACGGCTGGCCGTATCCGAGCCAGAGCTCGACAGTAGGCGGCGATGGTGTACTCCTTTGAGGGCCATATATATAACCCCTACGGGGTTAATATATTGGCCCTCAAAGGGAGTGGGCGTTTGGCGTGATTTAGACTCTACTTGGGCGAGAGGTGGTGAGCCCGTTATGCTAAATTTTGAAAATTTAGACAAGACTGTATTTGCGGGGATTCCACCATACGGTATCCCGGAGATTCAGTCAGAACATATCGATATCCGGCATCTGGAATGGATACCGTTCAATTACGCCAAGACAGCCAAAAACCGGAAAAGTAAAGGCATCCACTTTTATTTGGATGATTACCAGTTCAACAGACTTTGGAACCGGCCAGATGACTACATCTCGTTGCTATCTGCTTTTGGGGCAGTATGTACACCGGATTTCTCGCAGTATACCGATATGCCAGTTGCCATGCGCATTTATAACCACTACCGAAAGCACTGGATGGGCGCATATTGGCAGATGCACGGTATCCGTGTGATACCAACAATCTGTTGGAGCACACCGGATAGTTTTGACTGGTGCTTTGACGGAGAACCACGCAATGCAATCATTAGTATTTCCAGTGTCGGGACACAGGCGAGGCCAGAAACGCAAGAAGCCTTCGCCGTTGGGTGTAGGCGGGCTATTGAGGTGCTGAAACCATCTGAAATTCTATGGTATGGGCAATGCCCGGAAGAGTTTGACTGGAATGTGGTACGAATAAAACCTCACTATGAGGACGTTGTCGGGAGGCGAAAGAATGGGCGGAAGAGGTAGCGCTGGAGGCGACAGAGGGAAGATTGCATCATTCCCCAAACTTGTCGGCAGCGAAAAGCAGATAGCGTGGGCAACAGATATTAGGAACCAGGCATATACAAACTTGGATACGATTGAACGAAACGCAAGGAAAGTATTCACTGACGGCGGGAGAATGGATACAGGTATTTCAGTGAAATCTGTTGAAACTGTTCGCCGAGAAATTACTTATGTTTTCCAGAACCAAGCCAATGCGAAAACGCTTATCGATTCAAGAGGTACGTTTTCTTTTGGCACTCTTGACCGGATGGTTAGAGAAGAAGAAAGAACAGGATTCATATCAGAGGCGCAGAAGAAAAGAAGAAAAAGGTAAGACGAGGTGGTGATTTGTGCCTGCACGGCTCACGGATAAGCAGCAACGGTTTGTTGCGGAATATTTGGTAGATTTAAACGCAACGCAGGCGGCAATCCGGGCCGGATATAGCGCAAAAAACGCGGATAAGATAGGGAGCCAGTTACTAGGCAAAACTAGAGTTTCTGAGGCAATACAAGCAGGGAAAACAGCTAGAATCGAGAGAACAGAGATTACACAGGATTATGTGTTAAGAAAGCTCAAAGAGATAGCTGATTGCCCCGCATCAGACGCACAGGACAGTGATTTGAAATACTCCAGCAAAATAAAAGCACTTGAACTGTTAGGGAAACATGTGGGAGCGTTCGATGGAAAGGCGAACGGAGATGGAGATACGGAGGTTAAGGTGGTCATAGATGTCTGAGATTCGTTTATCGTCCGTCCTTGGACCTGCATTCCACCTACTGGCTCGTGACGTATTCCAACACGGACACACACACTATGATTTGTCTGGTGGCCGAGGCTCGCTTAAATCTTCCTGCGTTTCCCTGCTGGTGCCGCTTATCTTGCTGACCAATTCAAACACCCACGCCTTGGTACTTCGCAAAGTGGCGAACACCATCCGGGACAGCGTGTATGCACAATATCTATGGGCAATCGGAGAATTGGGTATGGCGGCGTACTGGGACGCTAAGGTTCAACCTATGGAGCTGATTTATAAGCCAACTGGGCAGAAAATCATGTTCCGGGGCGCTGATGACCCCATGAAAATAAAGTCCATTAAGGTTCCGTTCGGATATATCGCTGTAACACACTTTGAAGAAAAAGATCAGTTTTCCGGTCGGGCGGAGATTCGAACCATTTTACAATCTACCATGCGCGGCGGGTCGAAGTTCTGGAACTTTGAGAGCTACAATCCACCCATAAGCCGGGACAACTGGGCCAATAAGGATAGCTTGGAGGAAAGAGCAGACAGGCTGTGCCACAAGAGTACATACTTGGAAGCCCCACCGGGGTGGTTGGGGGCGCAGTTCCTAGCAGAAGCTGAACACTTGAAGACCACGGACGAGAGGGCCTATCGCCATGAATACTTGGGCGAAGCTGTCGGCACCGGCGGGAATGTATTTGAGAATCTGGAGTTGAGGGAAATCACGGACGAAGAGTTCGCTTCCTTTGACCGTATCTATCAAGGTGCGGACTGGGGCTGGTTCCCGGACCCATTTGCCTTTATCCGACTCCACTATGACCGGGCTAGAGAGACAATATACCTAATGGACGAGATATACCAAAATAAGCTGACCAACGAGGCGAGCGCAAAGTTGATCCTATCCAAAGGATACAAGGATGCTTACATTACCTGCGACAGCGCCGAGCCGAAGTCAGCGGCGGACTACCGGGCAATGGGGCTTCCGGCCAAGGAAGCAATCAAAGGCCCTGGAAGCGTGGAATATGGCATGAAGTGGCTCCAGCGGAGGAAGATTGTTATTGACCGCCGGAGGACACCAAACGCATATAACGAGTTTGTGAATTATGAGTATGAGCGAAATAAGGATGGAGAAATCATCAGCGGTTATCCTGATGAGAATAACCACCTGATTGACGCTACACGGTACGCTTTGGAACGAATATTCCGCAGGATGGGAGTAACAGCATGATGGAATGGAAAGATGCGATTAAGATAGTTGCGCTGATAGTGTTTGTCGCCGTACTTGCATTCTTAATAAAGTTACTTTTCTGGAAATTGGTGTTGGGGTAATAGCATGAACATTACCGAAAAACTAAAACAGCTCGGTTACTCCACCGTGCCAGAGGAGTTTTACCGCAAAGTACAGGAGTGGAAATCTTGGTATGTGGGCGACGTGAAGGGCTTCCACAGGTACAAGGTCAGAAACGGCACGAGCATGGTCAAATGCAAGCGCTTCACGCTTAACATGGGCAAGAAGATCCCGGAAGATTGGGCAAACCTTCTGATGAACGAGAAGGTGGAGATTACCATTGAGGGCCAGAGGGAACAGGAATTTGTTGACCATGTGCTCAAAGAAAACAACTTTCTGGTCAAGTCAAATGAAATGCAGGAGAAGGCATTCGCGCTCGGGACGGTGGCGTTTATTCCCCGTGTAGTGGGAATGAAGGCCACGGAAGAAGGCCCTGTTCCTGGTAGCGCTGACGGAATTGTGATGGATTATGTGACAGTAGAGCATATATGGCCGCTGGCGTGGCAGAACGGAATCATTACGGAGTGCGCCTTTGACAGCATCGTGACCGTCAACGGTGAGGATTATTGTTACCTCCAAATTCACCACAAAGTAGATGGCTTATACGATATTGAGAATCGCATCTATCATTACCGCAATAACAATGTGGATGCAGAACTGTCTTTGGCCGACATTCCAGGGTTTGAGGCAGTCCCTCCTGTGGTACATACCGGATCAGATCAGAGGCAGTTTGTTATTGACAGGCCTAATATTGCCAACAATTTTGACGATTCTCCGCTGGGGGTTTCTGTCTATGCAAACGCCATCGATGTTCTCAAAGGCGTAGATGTGGCCTATGATAGCTACGTCAATGAGTTCGTCCTTGGAAAAAAGCGCATCATGGTCAAGCCGTCTGCAACCAAAGACCTCGACGGAGAGCCATTTTTTGACCCGGACGACTTGGCTTACTATGTACTCCCGGAGGATGTAAGTGACGGTGCGGTCATCACGCCCATCGACATGACACTACGTACCCAGGAGCACAACACGGGCATCCAAGACCAACTGAATCTACTGTCCAGCAAGTGTGGCTTTGGAGAAAACCATTACCGCTTCGACCAGGGGAACATTACCACAGCCACCCAGGTCATCAGTGAAAACAGCACCATGTTCCGTACCATCAAGAAGCATGAAATCATTTTGGAACAGGCCATTACAGAGCTGTGTCATATCATTCTTCGGCTCGGTAATGCAGCCATGAACGCCGGTTTGGACGAAGAAGCTAAAGTGACTATTGATTTTGATGATTCCATTATTGAGGACAAGACCACGGAGCGAAATAATGACCGGCAGGACCTTGCGGCGGGCATTATGAACGACTGGGAGTACCGCATGAAGTGGTACAACGAGGACGAGGCTACGGCTAAGAAAATGCTGCCGAAGATGGAGGACATGACAACGGAAGGGGAGAACGAGATTGAATGAAATACCCATTCTCTCCCGAAGTTCTGGACTCTCTTCCAGAAGAATTGGCCGAGCTATACCGCAGTCTGGAAGCGACGCTCCTGGAGGAAATATGTTCTCGCCTGAAATTATCCGGCGAGCTGAACGAGGTCACGGTGCAGGATATACGGGCACTCCGCTCCCATGGCATTGACCTAAAGGGCATAGAAAAGGCCATCCAGAGCACCGCAAACATCAGCCAGCGGGACTTGCAAAAACTCTTGGACGACGTGGCGGAGCGGAACCAGCGGTACTACCAGGAGGTTATGGACATTGCGGGTGTAACGGCACCGGAAACACTGGTTAGCATCGAGGACACATGGGCTATCTACGAGCAGACCAAACAGACATTCCATAACATGACCGGATCTATGGGCTTTCTGGTGGACAACGGGCGGACGATGCTTCCCACGGCCAGGGCCTATCAATGGGCGCTGGATAACGCTGAAATGCAGATCACGAGCGGGGCCATCTCTTACAATCAGGCCATCAAAAGCGCCGTCAAACAGCTTGCGGATAGTGGTATCAAGATCGTGGATTATGAGAGCGGACACCGAGACCAAATCGACGTGGCAGCCCGCAGGGCGGTGATGACAGGCGTATCCCAGATCTGTGCCAAGTACACGGAGCAGAGTGCAGAGTATCTGGAAACACCTTATTTTGAAGTGTCCGCCCACATCGGGGCTCGGGACAAGGGTGTTGGCTGGCAAAACCACAAGGCATGGCAGGGCCGGGTGTACTCCGTAAGGACCAGGGACAAGTATCCGAGCATTTATGAGGTGTGCGGGCTTGGCTATGTGGACGGCTTGGAGGGTGCAAACTGCCGTCATATCAGGACTGCCTTTGCGGATTGTGTGATGGAGCGAACATATACCGACGAAGAACTTGCTCACATAGACGATGGGCACGACGTGGATTTTGAGGGAAAGCACTACACAGCTTATGAGGCCACACAGAAACAGCGGCAGGTCGAGCGAACTATCCGCAAACTGAAGCGAGAACAGACCGCATACAAGGCCGCAGGACTGACGGAGAACTACCAGGCGGTGACTGCCCGTATCCGGAGACTGAATCAGGAATACAAGGCGTTCAGCGAGGCGGCGGGGCTACCGTTACAAAGAGAAAGAATGCAGGGTCAATATCCGGAAGAGCTAACCAGCATAAAACAATTTTCCGGGCTGGAATCATATCAAGGGAATATAAAAATTGTCGGTAAATTCTCTTCCAGACAATATCAGGTGCAGCTTGACCCGCCGCAGATTAGCGGCGTGACAGACCACTTTGCAAACAACCTTACGATGAAACCGGATAGATCTGCATTGACGATTGAATCGTCGCAGAGTATCATAAATAACAGCAGGTTAGTTTTGTATCAGACTGACCGGAATACATTGAAATTCTTGGCAGATAGCGGTTATGTAGTTTTAAGCGTTGACGGGAAGATTGTAACAGCGGTCCCGGAAAAGCTAAGAAAGAAGTATCGGGACTATTTGGAGGGGAAATGATATGGCGAAAAATCACAATGATAAATGCGTTTGCCCTCTTTTTGGGCGAGAAATCCTATATGGAGAGTGCTATGAGGTCCAAGAAGTTCGGGAGGACGAGATGGACATGGAGCTTGCAATAGAGCCGTTTGACGTAGATAAAGCAAATGAAGTCTGCGAGAAGTGCAAGTGGTATGTTGTGGAGGGCAGCGCGTGATAAAAGAAATTAACGGGAAAACATGGTATTGCTGCCCGTACTGCGGGAAAGCTCTTTTCCCGGTTCGACCGGATACCAAAGTAGAGCACATGCCGTTTCGATGCAAGGCATGTAAGCACGACATGGAAGTAAATATCGCATAGAGCCAAGAGCCTGTGAGCCAAGAGCCATCAGTTTCCGAGGATTCCTCGGTGGTTGATGGCTCTTTTTGTTTTGCCGAGAGGCGTAAAACCGCAGGGCGACGGCCCTGACAATAAACGGAGGTAACTACTATGAGCGAACCTATCAATAATCCTACCCAGGCCCCTGCGCCGGAGCCCGCCCCTGCGAAGACCTTCACGCAGGAGGAAGTGGATGCCATGATCGGCAAGCGGCTTGCGAAAGCCATGAAGGGTATGCCCAGCGAAGAAGAGCTGACCGCCTACCGCACCTGGAAGGACGGGCAGGCCGGAGAGAAAGAACGCTGGGACAAGCTGACTGGCGAGAGGGATACTCTCTCCGGAAAGCTGACAACCGCAGAAGCGGAGAGAGACCAGTTGAAGCGTGAGTTGTATGTCCTGAAAAAGGGCTTGACCGGCGAGGAGGCGGAGTTCATCGCCTTCAAGGCAGGGAAGATGGTGGACGACAAGACCACCTTTGAGCAGGCCGTGGACGCGCTCACCGCCGACCGCAAGAAGACTTCCTTTGACTGGACTGCTCCAGTGGGCGGAGGGACGCAAAAAACAGGAGAAAACGATGTAATGAACGCCCTGATCCGGGGCGCACTGAAATGAAAGGAGAACATAAATGGCTGTTGACATTATCGACAGAAGTAAACTTTCCGGGCTTATTCCCGAGCCCGTAACCCGTGAAATTATCCAGGGGGCCGTAACAGAGTCCGCTGTGCTGCGGATGGCCCGCCGACTGCCCAACATGACCAGTAAGACGCAGACCCTCAATGTGCTGGATGCACTGCCTACCGCCTATTTTGTAAACGGTGAAGCTACTACCGGAGCAGCCGACTCTAAGGCATCCCTCAAAAAGACCACCAACATGGCGTGGGACAAGAAGAAAATCTACGCCGAGGAAATCGCCGTCATCGTCCCCATTCCTGAAGCGGTGTTGGATGATAGCGATTACGATATCTGGGGCGAGGTTCGGCCTAGACTCCAGGAGGCATTCGGAAAGGTCATCGACGCCGCTATTCTGTACGGCACGGACAAGCCGACTTCTTGGCGTGATGGCCTTGTCCCTTCGGCCACTACCGCGAGCGCTGTTGTGACCGCTACCAGCGATATTTTCAAGGACATCATGGGTGAGGGTGGCGTGATTGCCAAGGTGGAGGAGAGCGGTTATATCCCCAACGGCGTGATGGCTGCCATTCAGATGCGCGCCAAGCTGCGCGGCCTTGTGGATAAGAACGGTCAGCCCATTTTCAAGACCGATATGCAGGGGGATACCCGCTACGCGCTGGACGGCATGAGCATGTACTTCCCCGTGAACGGTGCTTACGACCCGGAGGAATCCCTAGCTATCGTGGGCGACTGGAGCCAACTGGTCTACGCCATTCGGCAGGATATGACCTTCAAGATTTTCGACAGCGGCGTGGTACAAGATCCCACCACTGGCAATATCCTTTATAACCTGATGCAGAACGACATGGTGGCCCTCCGCGCCGTCATGCGGCTGGGCTGGGAGATTCCCAATCCCATCAACGCCTTCAACGTCGGCAATGAGAACGCCTTCCCTTTTGCTGTTTACGCACCGGCGGGGGGTTAATAGGGTCTGACACTTTAACGCTATTCCCCAGCGGTCAGGCCCTATTGGGGAAACAGGTTTCCGAGCTTGTGGGTGATGACCTGAAGGTTTATGAGAGTGGCGCTGTAACGGGCACATTTCATTATGTGACCAACTACACCGAGTTCAGCGACGCCCCGGACGAGCAGAGCGGGTATTATTTCCCATTTCACCTGACAAAGACCGGGACAAAGATGACCTTCAAGAAAAATGGCTCTCCTACAAAGGAAGACATCCTGTTTGACGCGGACATTGTCTTCCGGGTGACCAAGGATGATACCTTCGAGGTGCTTGTTGATGATTCCAGCGTGGTGAAATTTAGTTTCACTGGGGCGACGTTTGAGCCGCAGGCTAAGACGAAAGCCCGTGCGAAGAAGTAAGGGGGCGGCCTGATGGCTTACGCAGATTATGAGTATTACACTGCTGCGTATCTAGGCACGGCTATCCAAATGGCTGACTTCCCTCGTCTGTCCCTGCGTGCAAGTTCCTTTCTGGACTACTACACGCAGGGCCGTGCGGCTCAAAACAAAGAGCTGGACGCAGTAAAGATGGCTTGCTGCGCCGTGGCAGAACAGTACCAGAGCATCGACCTTGCCCAGCAAGCGGCCCTGAATGCCCTTAAAAACTCCGCAAATGCTGGAGAGACTGGAGAGTTGCAAAGCCAGAGTGTGGGTAGCTGGTCCAAGACCTACCGAAGCGGCGGTGAAAGTGCCCAGCAGGCCGCGACAGCGGCGCAGTCGGCACAAACACATCTTGCATTTGTTGCAGCGCAGTATTTGGTCGGTACGGGCCTTCTATACCGTGGAAGGGGGTGCGGCTATGGACATGTTCCCCCATGTTGTGACGGTCTATAACACCTACGTTGAGACGGACCATTCCACCTTTGAGGAGACCACAGTGAACCACATCACTGTCCTACGGGGAGTCCTTCTGGATGCCTCTAAGGGTTCCAATGTAACCAAGAGCGGGCTGGAAAGCGCGGATGCAGTCAACCTGTACATTCCATTTTCGGTTGAGGCGTTGGACGGTGTGACAGGCATCCAAAGAAGGTATGTCGGGCCAGTCGAGTTCTGGAAAGCAGATGATAAAAGCGACCTATGGACGCTCTCTGTGGCCCGTGATAGTTTTTTCATCAAGGGTGAGGCTATACACCCGGAATGGACGGTACAGACCATAGAGGCCGACTACGACGGTGTGTACGATATTACTAAAGTCGATGAAAAGGACTTCGGCGGTGAAATGGCTCACTGGGAAGTTGGTGGGGTTTAATGCTGAAATTCAGTTTCCGCGCCGAAGGGCTGGAGGCAATCAGGGACAAGTTGGATGAGGAGTGCACCAAAGCGGAGCATATTGTGGCACTCCAGGTGCGGAAGGACACATCACCATATGTTCCGATGCTTACCGGATCATTGGACAAACGGACGCGGGTAGATGGTTCAGAAGTGATTTACCCAGGCCCATATGCACGCTACTTATATTTTGGAAAACTAATGGTAGACCCGGCTACAGGTAGCAGTTATGCATCAAAGGGCACAACAAAGGTCTTGACTGACAAAAACCTTGTATTTAATACAGCATCACATGCGCAGGCACAATCCCATTGGTTCGAAGCCAGCAAGGCCGAGAATTTGGATAACTGGATTCGGACGGCGGATAAGGCGGTGAAACGTGAACTCTGAGAAAAAAGAGAAACCCCGCATGCTGGCGGCGACAGAAGAAGTGGATAAAATCTCCCGCTCCATGCTGGTGTGGGCCAATACCTTCCCGGAAAAGCCGGTGGACATCATTAAATATGAGTTTCTGTCCGCTGACCAGGGAGACGAGACCGGTATGGCATTGTCTACCATCCAGGGGACCTATATCACAAAGCGGTTCATCCTGGGCGGCTATCAGGCGGAGTACCAATTCAAACTAATTTATCGTATTAAGCCTGGGCGCAGCAACGACAAGCGCCTGGAGGCTGACGAGCTGCTGAACCACTTCGGTGACTGGGCAAGAAAAAATCTTCCTGATTTGGGAGACGAGATTCGGGCGCTCCGAGTTGAGCCCACCACACAATCCTCTAAATTTGCCGCTTATGAGGACGGTTATGAAGACTACCAGATTTTGATGAAACTGACATATGAAGTTGGCGTTTGAAAGGAGAAAAACAATGCCTGAGTCTGATTTGACTTTTAATACTACGCCGGGCCAGACCGTAGGCCGTGAAATGTTAATTGCTTACCTAAACACTGGAGAGAGCTCTACGCCTACTTGGTCTCCAATCGGTAAGCGTGTAGAGGACAGTTCAGCCGAATACGACTGGCAAACAGAAACCAAAGTTGATATTTTTGGAAATACCTATACCAACGGGAAGAAACCAACCATTACACAAACCTTTGACCCATGTGAGTTGGATGCAGATGACGCAGCACAGGAAAAAATCTGGAACCTTGCTATCAAAGATCAGAACGTGAACGCTTTGATGAATCAAGATATGCTTATTGTCCATCTGTATGCGGGGACGGCCGGAACAGCGGTATTTGCTGAAAGATACTCCTCATGCTCTATTTTGCCGTCCGGGCTCGGTGGTGAAGGCGGTGGCACAATTGGGATGCCAATTGATGTTACATATGGCGGCACTAGAACTGTTGGTACAGCATCGATTAGTGATGGAACTGTGAAATTCACACCGGGAACCGTGGAGGTTTAACTTATGAAGGAACTGAATTTTGACTCCGGCCTTGTTACATATTCTTTGAATGGCAAGTGCGAGGTATCGTTCAACCCCACTGACAGCAACTTCGTTGAGCGGCTGTACTCCGCTTTTGAGGATCTGGACAAGAAGCAGGAGAGCTATAAGGCCCAGATCGAGAAGATGGTGGACAAGAAGGAAATCTTCGAGTTTGCCAAAGAGCGGGACGCTGAAATGCGCGGCATTATTGACGGCGTGTTCGATGCCCCTGTGAGCGAGTCTGTCTTCGGCGGCATGAATGTCTATGCCATTGCCAACGGCCTCCCTGTCTGGTGCAACTTGATGATGGCGGTCATGGATGAGATTGATACCACTTTCACCAGAGAGCAGAAGCTTACTAACCCGCGCATCAGCAAGTACACAGCGAAATACCAGAAGTATCAGAAGAAGTAACCAAAGGAGCACGTCATGAGCTATGGACTTCCAAAAAGCGTGGATATAGACGGGCAGGAGTTTGCTATCCGCTATGATTATCGGGTTATCCTCGACATTTTCGAGGCCATGAACGACCCCGATTCCAGCGAGGAAGACCGGGCCCTTGACGTGCTCCAAATCTTCTATGTGGATTTTGACGAGCTGACCGACTATGACGCGGCCATAAAAGAGGTTTTTCGATTCATCAACGGCGGCGAGGAGCCACGGAAGCAGAAAGGCCCCCACCTTGTGGACTGGCCTATGGACTTCCCCCGCATCATTGGCCCTATCAACCGTGTGCTGGGCTATGAAGCCCGCGCTGTGGACTACGACATCGAAACCAACACGGGCGGCATCCACTGGTGGACTATCCTCGCGGCCTATGCGGAAATAGGGGACTGCCTCTTTGCCCAGATCGTCCGCATCCGCGACAAGAAGGCAAAGGGCAAGCCGCTGGACAAGTCTGACAGGGAGTTCTACCGAAAGAACCGTGACATCATCGACATCAAGCAGACCTACAGTGAGGCGGAGAATGACCTTGTAAAGATTTGGACAGGGGGATAACCTCCGGTTAACTGCACCTTGAAAACTTCATATTGAGATAGCGGAAATTTTTTGGAAAACCTCTTGACTTTTGGCAGACGATAGTTATAATAGACTTATGGCTGACAAAAGTGAGGTGATAAAAATGTCGCCACGAACTGGTAGACCAACGGATAATCCAAAGCAGGATCGAATTACTGTCCGACTCGATAGCCAGTCCAGTAAAATTCTTCAAGCATATTGCAATCAGGAGAATGTTGAAAAGGCTGAGGCAATACGCCGTGGAGTTAAGAAGTTGGCCGACGACATAAAATAAGCAGGGCCTCCCCGCAAAGAAGAACCCCGCTTATTTTCACCGCACCCGAAGGTTTGGTAAATCCATTCTACCATGCCTTCTGGTGAAAATCAATCAGGAGGTTTCCCATGAACGAGAGAAACAGTATTCAAGAACTTCTTAATCAACTGACCAACAGCGAGCATTGGGTCAAGCGCATTGCCGCCGCCTACCTGGGCATCAAGCCCGAGCAGGTGGTTATCACGGTGAAAGGCGGTGATGCAGAATGAGCGTGGAACTCATGCGCAGAGCTATCATTGACATGATTCTTTGGACAGATGATCCGAAGAAAATGAGACATATTTATGTGCTCCTCGGAACATTGTTGAAGAGGAGAGAAGGAGAACCCGGGTATGAATGAACTAATGATTTTCAATAACCCTGAGTTTGGTAAGATTCGTACTATTGAGGAAAACGGCAATGTGCTGTTCTGTGGAAACGATGTGGCGGGAGCGCTTGGATATAAGCGACCGAAGGATGCCGTTTCTGCTCATTGCAAGGGGGCGGTGAAACGCCGCACCCTTACCAGAGGCGGAGAACAGGAGATGCTTTTCATCCCAGAGGGCGACATTTACCGTCTGGCGGCAAAGTCGGAGCTGCCGGGCGCTGAGCGGTTTGAGAGCTGGATTTTTGATGAAGTCCTACCCTCCATCCGAAAGAACGGCGGCTACATCCACGGCCAGGAAAACATGACACCGGAGGAACTGATGGCGGCGGCGCTCATCATGGCAAACAAGACCATTGAGAACCAGAAGCTGCGGCTCTCCTCCCTTACTGTGGAAAACCAGATCATGGCCCCCAAAGCGGCCTACTTCGACGAGCTGGTGGATCGGAACCTGCTGACGGGGCTTCGGGAGACAGCAAAAGAGCTGAATGTCCCACCCAAGCAGTTTGTGAGTTTCCTTTTGGCCGGAAAGTACCTGTATCGGGACAAGAAGAAAAAGCTAATGCCTTATCAGCGGCACGTTGATGCCGGACTTTTTGAACTGAAAGAGTGCTTCAACGATAAGACCCAGTGGGGTGGAACTCAGACAATGGTGACCCCGAAGGGCAGAGAAACATTCCGGCTCCTGATTGCTGGGGCCGCATAATAACACCCCCGCTATCTCGATATGAGGTAGCGGGGGCTTTTATAACTAATTAATATCTTCCCTGTGAATTGTAAAGTGCTGTTTGCTGTCTCTGGCACTTCCAAGATCGATATAAGATGTTTGAAATTCCTCCCAATCGTCTGGAAGTTCCCATACAACATGCCCGACAATTTCCATACCAGGAGAAACAGCACCAACAAATACCACCGCATCATCTACGGTGCCAACAACGACCTTCGGCAACACCTTTCGCCCATCGGCGTAAGCATTAAAGCCAATGTTTGCTACATTTTGAACATTTTCCGTTGTGTTCTTTGCAGAAAAGATTACACACAATAGCCCCTTTCCTGAATCTTCCGGCTCTATTGTGCCGAGCGATGTTTCAAGAGCGGTTGTCCATTTTATATCCACAATCGACAGGTCAAATCGGTCTGCATTTAGCGTTCCATCAATGCCGACACTGTTTTCATCTATTTTCTCGGATGGTTCTGGCTGCTGTGTCTGCTGGTTGACAAGTTCGTTTTGCGCTGGCCCATTGGAACCAGAATTTGATGGTTTAGCAGAACGTCCGCCAAAGGTAACGGCAACAGCCGCAAGAACAGCGGCAATAATTACAACGGCGAATAGAACATTGTTTTTAACACGTCTATTCCGGTTTGTTGGGTTGTTTTCTGTATCAAATACGGCTGCCTGCGGCGTATTTGTTGCGTATTCACTCTCAACTACGAGGTGTGATCCAGATATTGCTGTGTTTACAACTTTTGTAGTGTCATCCGGCGATACGAGGATTGAAATTGAGCAGTCTATCTTTCGCCCCTTTTGGAACGAAAGGGTATGCGGGCCGTCTTGGGCATATGCAGAAATTGTTGTGCCGTTTCTTAAAATCCCAACCACTTTGTCATCCAAAAGCACTGTAAAGTCAACAGCGCATCCCCACGGCGATTTTTCTCTTGTAATAATGATTTCCTTGTACCCTTCCAATGTAAATCTCTCCCCTCAAGGTGGTGTTTAATATGGCCGCTGACGGCTCTATCGTCATTGAAACCAATATTGACAATAAGAAAGCACAAAAAGAGCTGAATCAGCTTGCTAAGAAAATCCAATCGCTCGAAGATCAACTTACGTCCAAAAAGCAGGGAAGGTTTCCTTTAGTAGAAAACCTCAACGTTGTAAATGCGGAGTTGGAGGAGGCCAGGAAGCAGTTATCCATGCTCCAGGACGAACAGAATGCTATCAATGCCGCCATGAAACCTGGTTCGTCCGCTGATGACTATATGCGTGCCTATTCTGACAGGCCTATGGTCGATTCCAAATTGAAAAAGCAACAAGAAAAGGTTGACGCAATTGAGAAAGAGTGGAGGCAGGCTGAAAAAGCGCTTTCAGATTATGATTCCAAAATTTCTGGCTTAGAAGGAAAGTTGAACCTGGCAAAAGAGGAAGCCGGAGGGCTCCAGCAGAACATGGCAAAGTCCGGCCCTGCCGCCGCCAAAATGGCAAAATCAGTAGATAGAGCGCAAAAGAGCGCAAGCAAATTTTCCTCTCGCATGCGTGAAGTTATCAGAAGTGCGCTTGTATTCACGGTCATTACACAAGGTCTTGCGAAGTTCCGTGAATGGATGGGGAAAGTCATCAAAACAAATGACGAGGCTAGAGCATCTATTGCACGTCTAAAAGGGGCTCTCCTGACACTCGCTCAGCCGATGATTGAGGTCATTATACCAGCATTTACAAGTTTTGTCGATATGTTGGCCCGTATAATTTCAATGGCCGCCCGGATTACTGCTGCGCTTTTTGGTACAACAGCAGAGAAAGCTGCGGACTCCGCTGAAAATCTGTATGAGGAAACAGAAGCACTTGAAAAAACGGGTGAGGCTGCGGAGGAAGCTGGGAAGTCGCTCGCCTCTTTTGATGAAATCAACCAGCTTTCAGGGAGCAGCAATAAAAGCGAAAATCAGGCACAACAGGACCAATCAATCGAGCCAGATTTCTCTATTGTAAAAACCAGTATTCAGGATGCCCTTTCGGCCATTCTTGAGCTACTTACTGGTGCTGCACTCCTTGCAATTGGTGCAATTCTTGTATTTACAGGAGCAAGTATCCCGGTCGGACTCGCCTTGATGGTAGCTGGTGCGCTTGCTATTGTGGATGCTGTTACATCGAATCCAGAAGCTATAAAGGCGTTATTACAAGGAGGGCTTGGTGAGGCCCTTTCTATTATCGGGCCTCTGGTTGCCGTGATTGGCGTTCTTTTGGTTGTTACGGGACATATTCTTATTGGCATTTCGTTAATCATTATGGGCGCAGCAATTTGGGCTACGGGGGCGGCATCTGGCGACGAAGGAGACTTTATCCAAAATATTTTAACAAGACTTTCGGAGGCGGCCGCAGTCATTGGTCCCCTGATTGCCGTTTTAGGTGTTTTTCTTGTCATCACTGGACACATCCTACTTGGTGTGGCGTTTATTATCGCTGGAGCAGCCCTTTGGGCCGTGGGTAAAGCCGCAGGCGATGAGGGGGATTTTGTTGAAAACATAAAAACAAGACTTTCGGAGGCGGCTGTAGTAGTTGGCCCCCTGATCGCGGTTCTTGGTGTTCTCCTTGTAATCATGGGGAATATCTTAATGGGTATTTCCTTCATTATTGCAGGTGCGGCGATTTGGGCCGTGGGTAAAGCCGCAGGCGATGAGGGGGATTTTATACAAAATATCCTAACGAGATTGCAAGAGGCCGCAGAAGTTATTGGCCCATGGATTGCCATAATTGGCATAGTGCTCTTGGTTGCAGGTCAAATTGCCCTAGGAATCGGTTTAATTGTTCTTGGTATTGCGATCTTTGCATTTAGCAAGATGGAAATGGATGGCGGCGAATCGCTAATTGATACTATCGTTTCTGCACTGTCCGCGGCAATGGTAGAGATATCGCCGTACATTGCAATAATTGGCCTCGTTTTGATTCTGGTTCCAGGTATGCAGGGGATCGGCATTGCCTTGCTAGTTGCTGGAATTGGGTTGTTTATTGCTGGTACGGCATTAGCTGCATCCAATAGCACTGAAATGAAAAGTTGGGTTGAAGTGTTGCAGCTTGATCAGGTATCTCAGTGGGTATCTACGGCGCTCCTGCTCGCTGGTATTGCATTAGTGGCAATCGGAGCAATGACGCTTAATCCGTTTTTCTTGCTGGCTGGAATAGCCCTTTTAGGCGGTGGCGTTGCGCTCAAAGCATTAAACAGTAGCGGAAAAACAAGTAGCGGTTCCTTTTCAGCCAGATCCGGCTCAGGCCGAATGTCAGTACCAAGGCTTTCAATTGATGACGTTCCTGCCCTTGCAAAAGGCGCGGTCATACCGCCTAATAAAGAGTTCCTCGCCGTACTGGGAGATCAAAAGAGCGGGACAAATATAGAGGCTCCAACATCTGAGATTGAAGCCGCTGTTGCTCGTGGGATGCAGCGATATGGTGGCGGCGGCTCCAATACAGTTATCTTGGAAATCGACAAGCAGGTGCTTGGTCGCGTATCTTATCAAGCAACTCAGAGCGAAGTTCAGCGTATCGGCGTAAATTTGGTGGAGGGTTAAATGAGCTATATCAAATTGAACGGCATTGAGTTTGACGCAGATGTTGCAATTTCGACTTATAATCGAAGTTTCAATGTACTAGATGGAGATAATGCAGGCCGAGTGCTTTCCGGTCGAATGATACGTGATGTTATTGGAACCTATCTTGGACATAAGATTACAGTGTTTCGCAGAGGAGACAATTACGAAGGGCTGGATACCTTTTGGGACTATCTGTACCAACACTCAGTCGATGATAGCGTTATGTTGGAGGCTGCGGACGGACAGACAACCATCTCCTACGAGGCGTATTATACTAGCGCATCTCAAGACATGGAGAAGGTAGAAGGTAGCGTAAATTATTGGGGAGAAATAGAGGTAAGCTTTGTCCCGATAGACGCACAGGTCAAGCCGTAAAAAGTGAGGATAGGCGATGGCAAACAAAAACAAAATTGTGTATGGCGACAGAGTTTTTGAGGGCAACAAAATTAAAAGCGGAAATCTTCATATTGCAACATCTCTTCTATCTTCCTCTCTGGAAGCCAATACCTTATCAGTCGTAATTGAGACTGAGGACAGAACAATTACAGAGTTTGAAAGAAACGCTCCAATTGTTTATTTTTATGATGACGTTCAGACCGGTGTGTTTTATGTGAAATCCATTGACCGGAATGGCCCTAATACATATAAGATATCTGCAACAAGCGCAATTGGGCTTTTATCTGAAAATCAGCATTATGGAGGAATCTACTCTGGAGAGACTGCATCCGAACTTCTTGCTTCCATATGCGGCACAATACCATACGAGATAAAAACAAATTTAGCAGACATAAAATTGTATGGTTGGTTACCTATCGCTACGGCAAGGGATAACTTGTCACAGGTTCTATTTGCAATTGGCGCAACTATTCGAACTGATCTAAATGGAGTTCTTCGGATTGCGGCCCTTTGGGATGGAATTAGCGGGAACCTTGGTTTAGACCGAATGTATCAGGGACCGAGCGTCACTAACGCGGCCAAAGTAACCCAAGTAATTGTTACAGAACACCAATATATAAAATCTGGTGAGTCATCCACACTTTTTGAAGGGTCCGTAGAAGAAGGGAAAATTGTTACATTTGATGATCCTGTGTTTGGCTTGTCTGCATCTGGCTTTACTATTTTAGAGAGTGGGGCCAATTACGCGAAACTAACATCTGGGTCTGGTAAGCTTACTGGAACAAAGTATACGCACAACAAGAGCCAAATCATACGTGATATTGTTTCAGCCCAAGAGCCAAATGTAAAGAAGGTCGAAAATGCTACGTTGGTATCGCTCACAAACTCTGCGGCTGTCGCAGACCGGATGAAAAATTACTATAAGCATGCTCAATCTATCCAAGCACCAGTTGTCTATAAAGGGGAATCAACAGGGAACCGTGTGTTGACGTGGGACCCATATAACAAAGAGCCAGTTACGGCTTGCATTGAAAAAGAAGACATTACCATCTCAAACACATTAAAATCAAGTTCGGAGATGCTTGTTGGATATGTACCTTTGAAAATAGAACACACTGAAATACTTGAAAATAGAGTGATCCTTACCGGATCAGGTGAATGGACTGTCCCGGAAGGAACAACATATGTAAGAGTAGTTTTAATTGATGGAGGACAAGACGGACAGCCTGGCGGAGATGGAACTGTTGGTAATGTGGCACGTAGCGATAATGACATGGACATAACTAATAAAGACGCATCTGAAAACGAGGAAGTGTCCGCAACGGCAAATATATCGCTTAGGTCACAATCTGCTGGAGTTGGCGGAGATGCTGGGCTTGGAGGGTTAGGTGGAAGAATATTTCAATCCTCCCTAAATGTAGAAAGCGGTCAGACGATTTCTTACTCGTGCGGAACATCTACAAATTATGGTGAAGATAGCATTACGAAATTTGGCGAACTTTTGTCATCTAGCGGGAATCGGAATGAATTGGGCTATACGGATCCAATAACAGGGAAAACATATGCTGTTCCGGGTAAAGGTGGAGTTAACGGAGGAGATGGAGGCGGGCCTGGAGAACCAGGAGAAGACGCTGGTACTGCAAAGGGAGGGCAAGGTCTAAGCGGTAGAACAAGATCAGATAAAGATACATATTCTGGATCTTATGTAAGCGGAATTTGGTTTAGTTCGGAAGTAAATGGTAATGTAACCTTTGGAGATTCTGGAGGCGGTGGTGCTGGAGGGAATGGAGAAAATGGAACTAACTCTAGTGGGAGCACAAGTATCATTGTAAGATTTAACGACTCGAACGGGTCGTCAGGAGAAACTATAGCAACTTCATTGGGAGGGGGTTCTGGAGGAAACGGCGCAGACGGGCAAGATGGGCTTACATACGGATCTGGAGGAGATGGCGGAAGTGGTGGTGGCGGAGCCGGTGTATGTGGGGCGCTGAAAGTAACGACACATACCAAAACGAAATGGGAAAGAAGATCTGGTAGTACAGCGACTAGTTATGGATTGAGTGCAGTTGCGCGAGCGACCGCTTATGCCGCATCTAATATAAGGGGTGGAAGCGGAGGGAAAAAAGGGAATGGCGTACAAGGATGTATTATTTTGTATTATGGAGTTCCCCAAAAGATAGTCTCCGGCCCAGTGAAAGATAAAAATGGTCGCGTTGTTCTAGACAAGCTAGGCCGTCGGCTAATTGTGTGAGGTGAGAAAATGGAACTGACTCTGGAGGAGCGTGTAGCGGCACTTGAGCGGAAATTATTAGCCAGAGAAGCGACAGAAGAACCAACCGAATACTACACCAGCAAATACAGCGGTGAGGAGATCGATGCCCTTCTGGACAAGGTGGCCGCTATGGATGGGGGCGGGACATAATGCTCATCATGACAAATTGGTACATCTGCACCCCGCCTAAATTTTGCCTCGGGTTTGAGGGCGACAATGAGGCTGTAGCCCTTGAAATCTCCACAGACCTCACAGACGAGTGGGCTTTAAAGGTGGATGTGGAGAAAGACGGTCAAAAGAATATTATCCAGCTCCAGCGCGTCGGGCAAGTGTACTCCGCCTTGCTGACGGCCTCCATGCTGGCTGATGACGGCCAGTATTTAATGCAGGTTAGGGGTACACTCGGGGAGCAGGTGCGGCACAGTAATATATTCTACGCAACGGTCCATGACTCCATTAACGCTGTAGACGCTTTCCCACCTCCTCTACCATCCGAATTTGAGCAGATGGAGGAGCGCATTACAGACCTAAACCAGCATCCCCCGAGGCCCGGCCTGGATGGATTTTGGGATATTTGGAACCCAGACAGTGGACAGTATGAGGCGTCGGATATCCCGCTGCCTGCTGGCGGAGGGGGAGGAACTGGTAATGTATCTTCCCAGGAGGTCAACATCATCAAAGTTTTGGACCGGGCGGAATATGATGAACTTCCACAAAAAGATCCAAGAACCCTATACCTGATTCGGGGGTGACGATATGCTCAACATTGGAGATATCCCGGTGACTGAGCTATTTGCTGGGACATTAGGTGTAAAGTCAGCCTCCGTTGGAGACGAAACGATTTATACCAGACCGGGCGGATATTTCTACCTGGAACTTGAAACAGAAAAGGAGAAGTAAACATGGCGAGTTATTTTAATCTTACACTCGACACAACTGCGCCGTCTGGCCTAACACTAAGCATCAATGACGGTGCCCTATATGCTACCAGCACAGCGGTTAAGCTAACGATCGGAGTTTCGGATGATGTTACCACCGGCTACCAAATGAAGATTTGGGGCATTGACGGTGTAGCGGAGGAAGCGTCGGCCAGTTGGGAAACCTTTTCCACTACAAAGAGTGTTAATTTGACTTCCGGTGACGGGCTAAAAACCGTACATATCAAAGTCAGGGACGATGTGGGCAACGAAAGTGCCGCCGTGTCCGACGATATTACCCTCAACACCACTGTACCTGTAGTAACAGTTACCGGCCCGGACAAAAGCAAAATCTCTAAGGTGGAAGGTTATAACAAGTCTAAAATCTCCTTCACCGTGGATGTGGCTTTTGCTGAATACAAAGTGTGCGTAGTGCCAGCAAACTCCAGCACTCAGGATGCCGGTGTGCTCATCCCAACCGACGGTGGCTCTATCAACACCAGCGGGGCTGATGGAGACTATCCTGCGTCTACGCCCATCGAGGTCACCATTACCGGGACTGACCTTGAGACTGCAAGCAGCGGCGACAACGTCAAGATTGTCAAGGTGTTCGTTAAGACTGAGGCGGGCATCTGGAGTGTGGCCTAATGGCCGCGCCAGGGCTAACCTTTTCTGTCTCCGGTAACAAGGTATCAGATGAAGCTGGATTTGATCATATCATTGTAAAATTCCAGTCGGACATCCCATATCAGTCGTTTGAGTGCCGGGCCACAAAAAACGGGGAGAACTACGGCGTGGGGAAAGGGGCTCTTGTGGCCTCCTTCTCCGCGACCCCGGCCAACACAGAACGTAGTTTTGAGGTCTACGACGATTATCTTGTTCACGGGGATGGAGACTACCGCATATCCCTATTTGCGCAGGGAAAGGATGGTAGCTGGAACGATAATTACTATTACATCCCACTGGGCAGTTCGATGTATATCTGCGCTGACGGGAAACCGTATCTCTGCATGAGGGAGTGATAATATGGCGACAACCGAAGGGTACAACGGTGCATACACAGGACAACAAATTGATGCCGCCATTGGGAAAATTAACGACGCCGTCACTGTTTCCGGCGGCGGCACGATGCAGATGGGGGAGAGCCTGGGCGAAGGGCCGTACACCATTGAGGTGACAGAAGACGGAGAGGGCGGCGGCCTCTCCGCCGAACAGGTGGGCTACAGCAACACGGGCAGCGGCCTGGAGGCCACCAATGTGCAAGAGGCTATCGACGAGCTGGCGGGGAAGGGCGGAGGCGAGTATCTGCCTTTGACTGGCGGGACTATGACGGGGCCTCTCACTTTAAGCGGGCTACCGACCAGCGAAAACCACGCCGCCAACAAGCGGTACGTGGATACGAGTGTTGAACAGGTGCTTGGCTCAATCGGATATAGCCTGGTAAAGGAATACACATCGCCGGGGAGCTTTACCCATACGTTCGACCGCAAATATACAGATATTTTTGTGATTGTGGTTGGTGGCGGCGGTGGTGGTGGGTCGGTCTGCCAAAGTGGTGTCAGTTCTAACAATATTGGCGGCGGTGGCGGTGCTGGTGGATTTGTGGCATGCTTTCACGTTCTGGACAGCACTAAAATCAAAAACAGAAATATTGTTGTTGGAGCAGGAGGGGTCGGTGCGCCTGCGCAATCCGAGAGGGGAGCTACTGGTAATGGAGGAACCGGATCAAGCAGCAGTGCTTTCGGGGTTACAGTACCTGGTGGGAAAGGTGGTCAAGGTGCTACTGGCGGTTTCGATAAAGCACCCAATGCGGTAGGCGTCTATTCCATTTTGGCCGGCGGCAATGGGGCAAATGGATACGACCAATCTGATAGAAGAGGCAGTAATGGCCCTATTATTGATATTTGGGGACTTACATTTTTCAGCGGCGGTGGGGGCGGTGGCGGAGGTGGACAATATAGTGGCCCTAGACCTGTCTCTTATACACATCTCCGAGCCCACGA